CTATTTAATAGAGGATTTAAACTAATAATAAAAATAAATAATATGAATAATTTATATATCAATGCAATTAACAATATAGAAGACAGTTATAATAATTTAGATTATGATGAACTAAACATAAATTTTGACATCGATTTATATAACAACTAAAAACATAAAGATGAAATATATTTTAAATATCGGATTAAACAATACTAACTATTCAAAAGTAGTAGAGCAAATTAATAACGCAAGAGGGCACTATTTTAAAGACTATCATATCAAGCAAGTAGTTAGCTCTTATAATAATGAGATCGAACCGACTGCAGTACTTACGTTTGATACTGAAGCACATTATACAAGTATACTAAATTTAGTTAGGGGATGGTGTAAAGTATTAAATCAGATATGCATAGCTATAAATATTAGTGATGATCTCCAAAGCTCAAACCATCTAATATATGATCCAAGTTTTAGAGGTGAAAAAATTAAATTTAATAGTAAGTATTTCATGAAATAAAGATCTTTAAAGGGCTGTTAATAAATTTGTATACTCACTGTAATTCAGTTGATAAAACGAGCTTAGGAATAGCCCAAATTCTTTTTTTAATATCCTAATTTTATTCATGACAATATGACATAAAAATAAGCCTATATGACATGACAAAAGGGCTGACAGCATGACAATATGACGTAAAATGGAATAATGGGTGGCTGAGTTAGCCAGTGTTGAGGATTCATAAACTTTAATACGAAGGGGGGTTGTTATAAAAGTAAAATATCTTTTTCGATATGAACTTATATTTCGCACACGATTGAAATATCTTTTTAAATATAAACACTAATAAAATTTTAGAAAAATACAAATTATAATTTAGGATCCTAAAGCGAGGTTTTGGATAGCACAGCTCGGCAATCCCAAATTGCGAGAGATGTATTTAAAAGATTACCTCGCTACTATGAATGTAAATAAAAAATAGTATTTAAAGACGATTATCTGCGTTTGTGACTGCGATAATCTTTAAGCTCTATAGGGTGGATTTTGATTATATATGAAAAGCTCCGAACACATTATTAACATTAGTGTACGAAGCTTTCGGGATTATCCTAATGACCCATTATGGTATTAGTTATTAGGTCATTTGTCTGATAGATCTTTTTACTGTAGATGCTGATAAAGATAATTCGTTTGCTATTTCTTGTATTGTATAGTTGGTCATCAGTGTGCGTATTGATTTTATCTTTTCTTTATTAGTCATAAACTTAGATCTCTTTATTGATTTAAGTTTGCTTCTGTCTTCTTTTAATTTACTACTTAACCTATTATCTAATTCCTTACCCCACTTATCTATCCAGAAGTATAGCCAAGAGTATGCTGTGTTCTGATATTTAAATACCTTTACAGAATGAACTTCCCATTTACCATTTATATTATGCATCCAATTATATTCACCAGAAATATCAGCTACAACTTTATGATTACTTAATTCTCTTAATTGCTTTAACTGATCATCTGTCCAACTCGTCATAATATATTTATGTTTAATAACAATTTACATATAATACCATTATACTAAACAACTGTTTTCGATCTATTTATTAACAAGCGAACACTTAGATACTCTGTTGGTTATATAGTATGACTATAGATTTAGAATTACCAAGAGATGTAAACTCAATAAAATTATCAGAATGGCAGAAGTTTTCTAAGCTTATTGATGATAATAAAGACTCAACCAACGATTTCTTAGAGATTAAAATGCTTGAGATATTTGCTGGTTTAAAATATAAAGATATACATACATTACCAGTTGGAACTTTCGATGAAGCGATAGAATATTTAAATTTATTGTTTCAATCTAAAACTCCATTAGTTAGAAGGTTTAGTATGACTGGAACTGATGATTCTACTGTTGAGTTTGGTTTTATACCTAACTTAGACAAGATAACAATGGGAGAATACATTGACTTAAACAACTATTTAGATGATCCAGCCACGCTACACAAAGCGATGGCTGTATTGTTCAGACCTATTCATCCTTCTTATGGTAAAAAAGAATCATATAGAATATCTAGCTACGAAGGATCTGATTTATTCAGTGATATAATGAAAGATATGCCATTAGGGATTGCTTTAGGAGCGAAGGTTTTTTTTTATCGTTTAGGAATCAAATTGTCGAAGGCTATTCTGAACTCTATAACCGTAATTCCAGAGGAACAGGATCAACTATCGGGGGAAGAGAAGAAGCTTTTAACGGAAAATATAGTTGGTATAAAGAACTCCATGCTCTTGCTGGAGGAGAAGCTCTTAGAGTTAACGAAGCCACATCTATCCCAATTCATGAAGCAATGATATGGTTACAGTATGAGAAAGAAAAAAGGATATTAGAAAACGAAGCAATTAAGAAACAATTTAAAAGATAATATGAAAAACGTATATAACATATTGGAAGAGGTTGAGAATCATTTCCGCAATGAAGTTAACATTAACAGTGTTAAGTTTGGTGTTTTTAATGAAACTGACTTAAAAAAACAAACCTTATTCCCTCTTTGTCAATTCAACATAAGCGAGGTAACATACGTAGGAAGAACAGTAGACTTCACTCTATCTATGATGGTTTTAGATGAGGTTGACGAAAGTAAAGACTATGATGGTTCTTTTGCTGGTGCAACGAACCTACAAGATGTATTGAACACACAAGCTATGGTTCTTAATAAGTTCGTAGAAAGCTTGAGAGAAGGTCGTGGAGCGCTATCTGATAAGCAAATAACATTAAAAGAAGATCCTATTGCTGAATATTTATATGAAGAGTTTGAGAATAAACTTGCTGGATGGGGAATGGACATAAGTATATCCACTGTAAACGATATAACTATCTGCTAAATGACTATAAGGCAACTTTTAAGGAAGTATGGAAAGGACTTTACTGATGTATTAAGAAGGGAAATAAGAGTTAATAGGCTTGTAGCTTCTGGAAGATCACTTAGATCTATAACATTTAATACAGTAGGTTTAAATCTTAATATATACTACAATGAAGCTATAGCTATACAGAACGATGGTATAAATAAAAAAAGAATACCAGACTCAACACTTATACTTCAATGGATGAGAGATAAAAATATTAGACCTAGAGCATCAAGAACTTCTGGGAATAATAGTTTTACTAAAAACAGTGAAAGAAACTTAAAAGCTTCAGCATGGTTAATTGCAAAAGCAATAGGAGAAAGGGGAACTATAAAAAGATTTGGATACAGAGGGTCTAACGTTTTAGACCACTTGTCACCAGAAAGTAAAACTGGTATGTTATTCGCTAAAGATCTTGAGAAAATGTTCGAAATAGAAATAGATAATATATTTACACACAAACAATTATAATAAGATGGCATTACCAACAAAAGAAATATTTTTACGATCACCTTATTGGGTGACTGTGAGTCAAGCAAATTTAGATTACGTTATTTGTGATTTAAGGATTTGGACAGGAGCTTTATCTGCCGAACCAGCTAACCCCGATGTGAAACTTAGAAGTACAGCTGGATTAGAAAACACGACCTCTATGGATATAGGTGAGTTTGCTAGAGACTTTGTTGAGGTTTCTTTTAGTGGAACTGAAGAAAGTAACGCTGTTTTTATTAGCTATCAATTAACTAAATATATAAAAGGAGCTGTTTCAGAACCTACGCCAGAGGCAAAAGTTTACTTAACTGGTTTAGATGGTTACGGTACTTTCCAAGATGGAGTTAATTTTCAATGGTACAATAAAATTATGATGAGTGACAGCACTGTGACTATGTACAATGACACTCCTATGTACATACCTGTATTGCAGAATAATCTTACTGGATACAAATTACAGCGTTATGCAGCTGGATATGGAGGTGCTTTATCTACATATCACACAGTTACTGGTCTTACACCTGTAGAAAACACAGCTAACATGATTAAGTATGTCATATCTTTAAATGGCGGTATATATGCGGATAGAGTTGTTTTTAATTTTAACGATATTTCTGATAAATACGTAGATATTGATTATGAACAATGTAATAAACATGGTAATACTCAGTTGTATTTTGTAAATAGATTAGGATGTGTTCAAGAAATTAGTCTTTTTGGTAGGTTTGACGTTTCTATAGAGGCTGAAAGTGAAAAATACAAAAGAAATCTACTTGTTAACGGAAGCTATACCAATACTAGACATCAAGATTATACCTTAAATAAAAATGGTAAAATAACTATGAGTATAAATTCTGGATGGAGGTCTGAAGAAGAGAACGATACGTTTATAGAAATGATGATGTCAGAACAAGTTTGGATAAAAGTTAATAGCTCTAAGTTAGGTAGGGGTTGGGTTCCAAAAACACAAAATACTTGGACTATACCAGTCAATGTTTCTAGTAATTCAAGTAAAATAAAAAATGCTTTAAATGATAAATTAATCAACTACAATTTTAGGTTTGAAGCAGCTCACGATTGGATAAATACTGTAAGATAATATGATACAACCACAATTATTTATTGATACTGGTAAAAACGGATTGTCTAATTGGCTAAAAGCTGATATGAGCGCTTCTGAGAGTATTACTATTAAGGATGCTATAAAGAAGTCTAAAGATGTTGGAAAGGTCTTTACATCTTACACAAATCCATTTAGCCTACCAGCTTCTAAGTCTAATAATATAATATTTAAAAGATTTAGTAATAATAAAGTGTATGAAGGATTTGATCCTAGAAGGAAGTATGACGCTAGAATACAATTAAACGGAGTTGATTTTAAAAAAGGTTACATAAGATTAAATAAGGTATCCTTAAAAGACAACTTGCCTAACAAATACGATGTGCAGTTCTTTGGGGAACTTGCATCGCTTAAAGATACTTTATCAGAAACAAAGCTTAGAGACCTTAGTGGACTTGCTAAATACTCATTCCCTTTTAATTACACAAATGTACGTAAAGGATTTGAATCTGGATTTGACGTTGTTATAGCTGATGGTTCTGGTTTAAGAGAGGAAACTACTATAGGTATAACACAAGTTCCTAGTGTTACTGGTATAGCTTCTGTTTCTTTAAATGGAAATGTTCATTCTTTTCAAGTTTCTGGTGGTGCTGGATCTACTACTACATCTGTCGCTTCTAATATAGCCTATGAGATAAACTTAATAGATGGTTACACTTCTGCTTCTGCTTACGGTATAGTTTTGGTGGTTTCTGATGTTAACCAAGTAGAGAGTAATTTAGTTTTTAGTGCAGGTACTGCTACTGGATTATTATTTACTATTACTGTCATTCAAGAAGGTACTGACGTACCTCAATCATCCAACGATGTGTCTTTAGTTGATAATAATAATGGTATGTTTAAATTTCCAATGTTATCACACACAAGAGGATTTGAATATACTAAAACTATTGGAACACTAACTGAACACGAAGGTTTTCATAAATTACTTACTAATACTCAAAAAGCAGATAACTACGATCTTGCTCCAGCTGATATGCTTGACATACTAGATTTAAAGCCAGCTATCAGACTACCTTATATATTTGAAGCTATAGAGCAAACTTTTAGTAATATAACTTTTAATAAGGACTGGTTATTTGGTGAAGGGAGTATACGTAGTGCTTCACCTATAAATGAGATGTATTTATGGTTACATAATAGAAAAGGTTTTTTAGGTGATGATAGTTCTTTTATTTGGGAAAGAGAAATTAAAACTGCTGGTGCTGGAGAAGATCAAGGAGAATGGTCATTAGCTTCTAATGAGACAGAAGGTTTTAGACCTATCACAGTAACACCTTTTGAAGCTAGTACTGACGACTTTTTAATAGGAGCAAAGGTTAATATTGAAGGGATAGCTGGTACTGGTAATTTTCAAGTAAAAATAGAAATATTTAATACAGGATCTGCTGACCCTGTAGCAGTAGGTATATCAGAGCTTTACGAAATAGAAGATATTGATTCAAGTCTTGTAATATCGTTTAGGAAAGGTATGACTGTAAGATCTGCTGGAGATTATTATTTTAGAACAACTGTAACTTGCGATAGTTCTATAGGTTCATTTAAGCCAAGATGTGTAGTTGATGTTGAATCAAGAATAGATGGTGACGAATTTCAAGCTTATAGAAACTTTACATCTGGAGGAACAGGTAACAGAATAATAGCACTATCAAACATAAATCCAAAAGCATTAATGCCAGACTACAAGGCTATAGACTTTTTATCTGACTTGTTTAAGTTATATAATTTAGTTGCTTTTGAAGAGGTTCAATATGATGGATCTTATAAGATTAACATACAGTCTTATGACTACTATATTAATAGTGGTGTTAGGCTTGATATAACTAAATATATAGATATAAAAGATAGTAGCGTAGAGCGTATATCGCCTTATTCTGTAGTTGAGTATTCTTTTGAAAAACCTAAAACATTCTTAGCTATAAATCAGAAAGAGATTACTGGTGATGACTTTGGTAACGCTACATTTAACATGGACTCTTTTACTGAAGGTGTATTGGCTTCTGATTCATTATTGTTTGATGGTGGAAAGTATGAGATTAAGCCTAAGTTAGAAAAGATGATGTACGAAAGACTTAAAGACTCAGAAAAGATTCTAACACCTATTCAATGGGGATGGTTTGTTAACGACAACAAGGAGAATATTCCAGAGCCAACTATTGGTAAACCTTTATTTATGTTTATTGTAGGTAGGGACATAACTCAATACCCTATTAAATGGGCAGACAATGTTAACAGTGCTAAATGTATGACACCTTCTAATGTTTCTGCTAATGATAGTCAAACACTGCACTTCAATGCAGAGTTTGATGAATACACTCTAAATGTTAATGAATCTTCATTATTCAAAAACTTTCATTCTAATTATATAGCTAGTATTTATTCGCCATTTGCAAAGAAAATAAAAGTAGAAGCTTATCTTCCACCTCTTTTCTTTTATAATCTAAAGTTAAATACAACAATAATAATAGATAACATATCTTATTTTATTGATACTATGGATATAAATATAACGACAAGTAAGGTTAAATTTAGTTTACTTAGAACAACTGACATTAACACAAGATTAGAGGGTAAGGATGCTAATCAAATAGATTGGGAAAACGAAACTATATTATGGAGTACAGAAACTAAGACTTGGGATGAAGGTGGATTGTAATAATAAATAAAAAAGCTATAAATGATAAAAGATATATTAAAAATGTTAAATTCATCAAATTTCTTAATAAGAGATGAGGATATTGATATAGCAAAAGGAAAATACGAAGCACCTACAAATTTCAAAGAAAATAAAATACATAAACAAAGAAACAAATAATGGCTAAGACTGGAGATAAAAAGATAAAATATACTATTAGCGTAGAGCTTGCTAAGTCAAAAGAAAGGGTAGATAAATTAAAAGTTTCTGTAGATAAACTTACAGGTGCTATACATCAAGCAGATGGTAGGACTAAGAAAAGCAAGAGACTTCAAGAAGATTTAGTTAAAGTAAGAGAAAGACTAACTAAAGCTACTGAGAAACATACTAGAGCTGTAATAAAAGATGCTGATGCACATCAAAATTCTTTATTTGCAATAAACAAGGAGATACAAGCTTTGCAAGCTGAAAACAGACTTCTTGACATGAACAGTAAGAAGTTTAGAGATAATACAGTTGCTATTTCTCAACACGCCAATAAGATGAATCAAGCTACTGGTGCTACTGGAGCTGCTTCTTCAGCTACAATGGAGCTTTCCAGAGTAGTATCTGATGCTCCTTATGGTATTAGAGGTGTTGCTAATAACTTGTCTCAATTCACATCTCAAATGTTTTATGCTTCACAAGCTGCTGGAGGATTAGGTAAAGCATTAAAGCAAATAGGTAAATTAATGTTAGGTCCTTTAGGTATTGTTTTTGCTATAACTACTGTTATATCTATTATGGATTTTATGTCTCAACAGACAGATAAAACTAAAAAAGCTATAAATGCACTTGCCGAAGCTACTGCTTCTGGGGGAGTTAATCTACGTATATTAAAGAAAGCTATTGAAGATGGAACAATGTCTGTTGAAGAACAGAATAAAGCTTTAGCTGCTGCAAACGAAGAGTACGAGGGATTAAATTTAAAGGTTGATGAAAATAGACAATTAACTGATGCTAGTGTTGTAGCTCTTGATGCTAAAGTTATTGTATTGCAAAAGATTGCCAAAGCTATGGCTCTGCAATCTTTAATAGAAGAGCAGTACGCTAAACAATTACCTTTACAAGCTAAACAATCTGAATTAAACGCTGCTGCTGACAGAAAAGAGATAGCTGCTGTAAAAGCTCTTTCGAAAGCTACAAAGGATTCTGCTGGAACTTCTGCATTTGCTTCAGCACAAAGAGCTAGAAATGCTGCTACTGATAATGAAAACCTTTCTAAAGAGATTGATAAAGAGATAGACAGATTAATTTCTTTAGGTACTGCTGAAGATCTTATTGATGAGATGCTAGGTGGAACTACTAAAACTACTACAAAAAAAGGTGATCCAGATAATAAATTAGGTAAGAGTATGTCTGGTGGTAGTCTTGACATGGATAGGACTAATGACAAGAATAGAGAAAAAGAGCTGCTTTCGGTAATAAGAAATGAAGAAGAAAAGCAATTAATAAGAGATCAGTTTGCTCAAAAGGCTTTGGAAAGAACAAGAGTTAATTTTGATAACGCACAGCTCTTAAGAAGAGATAACTTTATTAAAGCTCAAGAACTTAGAAAAACTAACAATACTGATGATGAATTTATACAGAAAGACGCTGACAGATTAATTGAAGAAGCTAATAATACTCATAATCAGACAATGTTACAATCTGAGGAAACATATAATAACGCTAAGAAGATTCTTGAAGAGACTCAAGATACCGCTACTTTTAATAGACAACAGAAAAGAGATAGTGAATCTGTTGATCGTAATTTAAGAATCCAAGCTATGCAATCTGAAGCCGATGCTTATGTTAAAGAAGGTAGATTTACAGTTAAGCAAGATTTATATGAAATAGAAAGGTCTCAAGCTTTACAAGAGCAAGATATTTTAAAGGCTAGGTATGAGGCTTTGGAAATAGATAGTGACGAGAGACTTAGATTGGAAGAGCAACACACCAAGAGAGATCTTAAAATAAAGACAGATGCTGCAAAAAGAGAACAAGAAATAGAACAAGCTAAAGCTAACTTTAGAGATAAAATGTTAGGTCATATTGGAGCTGGATTAGGTGCAGCGAGTAAACTATTTAAGAAGAACTCTGCAGAGGCTAAGATATTTGCATTAGCAGAAATAGCTGTAGGTACAGCTAAAGGCTTGATAAATGGATTAGATATTGCTCAAAAAACAGCGAAAGGCACTGGTCCAGCAGCTTCATTTGCATTTCCAATATTTTATGCTTCACAGGTAGCAGCAGTATTAGGTGCAGCAGCAAGTGCTAAATCAGTTCTTCAAGGTGGCGGTTCTAGTGGTTCTAGTGGTTCTAATCCTTCAACACCTTCAGAGCCATCATTTTCACCAGAATTTAATGTGGTTGGAAACAGTGAGTCTAATCAATTAGCAGAAGGCATAGGTAATCAAGTTAATGAACCTACAAGAGCATACGTTGTGTATGAAGATATTCAAGAGGCTGGTAGTGTAGTTGAAGACTCTATAGAAAGCTCTGGGATTTAAAACACATTAAATAAATATAAGTTTAATAATATAAAAAAAACATAATGGAAGAAGAATTAGAAACAATCGAATTATTTGTAGATTCAGAAGGAGATGGCGGCATAAACGCAATCTCATTCGTTGAGTTTCCAGCTATAGAAGAAAACTTTATTGCTCTTAATGAACATAAAGTTGAAATGAAAACTGTAGATGAAGACAAAAGATTAGTAGTTGGACTTGCTTTAATCCCAAATAAGCTCATTTACAGGAAGAATAGAGGTTTTGAATACAATATAACCTTTAGCGAGGAAACTGTCCGTAAAGCGTCTGAAAAGTACCTTAAATCGCTTAAATTACATAATACTACTGTTGCACACGAAACAGAGGTAGATGGTGTGTTTTTAACTGAATCTTGGATAGTAGAGGATCCAGAGAAGGATAAAACCGCTTTATATGGTTTAAATGCTACTAAAGGGTCTTGGGCTGTATCAATGAGAATAGAGAATGATGATTTATGGGATAGAATAAAGAAAGGTGACTACTTAGGCTTCTCAATAGAGGGTATGTTTTCAGAAGAAGAAAAGCTTTCTAGTGAAGAGATGGATATATTATATGAGATAGAAACGCTTGTTGATTTATATGAGGATTATGATTTAGAGAGTTATAGTGACTATCCTAAAGGTGCAAGAAACAATGCTAAAAGAGCTTTAGCTTGGAAAAAAGAGAATGGTAGTTCTTGTGGAACCTCTGTTGGATGGACAAGAGCCTCTCAATTAGCTTCTGGATCTAATATATCTCGTTCAACTATAGCACGTATGGCTTCTTTTAAGAGGCATCAGCAACATAAAGATGTTCCTTATTCTGAAGGATGTGGCGGTATAATGTGGGATGCTTGGGGTGGTTCAGCTGGTGTTAACTGGGCGATATCTAAACTAAAACAAATAGATAAAAAATAATATGAAAGCTAAATATTGCAAGTGTAAAAATACTTACACAATAAAAGATTGTAATGAAGATAAGAGATGTAATGCCCCTCATTACTGGAGACAAGGAATGGGATATACAACAGGAAATGTTGTTTCTAATCTTAATAGTGTTATAGAAACTAGAAGCACCTCTAATTCAAGAGAGTAAATTTAAAACAACTAAATATGAATTTAGTTATAATATTATAAATAGTAATTAAAAATAATTATGAGAAACCCAAAAGAATTATTTGAATCTATAGTTAACCTGTCTAAGAAGGCTCTTAGTAGTGAAAACATAGAGGAAGTAGTGGAATTGGCACAGCCAGTTGAATCTGTTGAACCAGAAGTAAAAAGAGAAGAGATTGACGTAAAGAAAGAAGATTCTGTCGTTGAAGCTCCTGTAGTTGCTCCAGTTGAACAACCAGCAGCTGTATCTAAGAGTGAATTTGACTCGGCAATAGCTGAGATTAAAGAAATGTACACTAAAGTATTAGAAAGCATTTCACCAGCTCAACCACAAGAAGTTCCAGAAGCTTTGTCTGAAGTAGTATCTGAAGATGAGGTGATCGAAAAAGTATCACTTGAAGAAGTGGTAACTGAAGAAGTTGTGCTACAAGAAGTGCAAGAAGTAGAATTAAAAGAAGAAAAAGTAGAGGATGGATTAGTACATGATCCAGAGTCTTTAATCGAAAAGAAGGAAACTTTCCTTTATTCACAAAACAGAGTACAGTCTACAGAAGACGCAGTATTCAATTCATTATTTAACAATAAAAATTAAAATTTAAAATGGCTACAACAACAAACATTACAACTACTTACGCTGGTGAAAAAGCTATGCCTTATTTACAAGCTGCGTTATTAACTCCGACTACTATACGTAATGGTGGTCTTACAGTTAAACCAAACATTAAATTCAAACAAGTATTAAAGAAAGTTGCAATGAGCGACTTGATCAAAGATGGTACTTGTGATTTTACTCCAACTGCGACTATTGACATTACAGAGAACACACTTACTCCAAAAGAGTTTCAAGTAAATTATACTCTTTGTAAAAAAGATTTCCGTTCGGATTGGGATGCAATTTCTATGGGATTATCGGCACACGATAACTTACCACCAGATTTAGCTTCTTTTATTATTGCTAAGACTGCTGCTGAAGTTGCTACTGCTAATGAGAGAATCATCTGGCAAGGTGCTGATGCGGTAGAAGGTGAGTATGATGGATTTGAAGCTTTATTTACTGCTGATGCAACGGTAATTGATGTTGCTGGATTTGCTCCAGTTGCTGCAACTATTCAAGCTGAAATGAGAAAAATGATTGCTGCTGTTCCAGCTTCAGTATACGGTAAAGAAGATTTAAAACTATACGTTTCAAGTTCTAGTTACAGAGCTTATATTAGTTCTTTATCTTTAGCTGGAGGAGGAAATGGATTCGAGCAAAGAGGATCTAATCAAGGATTCTCTGATTTACAATTTGAAGGAGTTACTATCTTCATGTGTAACGGTTTATCTGCTGGTAAAATGATCTGCGCTCAAACATCTAACTTATACTTTGGAACTGGTCTTATGAATGATCAAAACGAAGTTAAAGTACTAGACATGAGCGAACTAGATGGATCTCAGAATGTGAGATTTATAATGAGATATACTGCCGCTGTAGGTTATTCTTACGGTGCTGAAATCGTTATGTATAACGTAGTATAATTAAATAAGTGATATAAAATGGGGAGTTAATTCTCCCCATATATCAAAAATAACTTTTAAAATATAAAACAATGGCTTGCGACAATTTATCTTTAGGGAGATTAAAACCCTGTAAGGATTCAGTAGGTGGTTTAAAAGCAGTTTATTTCATCAATTATGGTGCTTTAGGAACTGTTACTTTTGACTCAACTGACACCGATGTAATAGACAGTATAGGATCAGCGGTAAACGCTTACAAATATGATGTTCATTTTATGAGTTCAATGACACAGAACATTCAAGCTAGTCTTGAAAATGGAACTGTTGCTTTTGAACAAACGATTGAATTATCTTTACCTAAGTTATCCAAAGAGGATCACAAGGAAATTAAGTTATTAGCTCATGGAAGTCCTCACGTTGCAATAGAGGATCAAAACGGAAACTTTTATATTGCTGGATTAGTTAATGGAATGGATGTATCTGCTGGTACAATAGTTACAGGAACTGTTTTAGGTGATATGAGTGGTTACACATTGACTTTAACTGGTATGGAGAAAACTCCAGCTAACTTCTTATTATCTACTCTTACTGCTGCTGGTGGTAATATAGTAGTAGGTGTATAATTAACATTTAATTATTCAATATAGACAAGCTCCCACAAAGGGAGCTTTTCTTGTTTAGAAACAAATCAAACATTTTTTAGTATTATAGTATGAACATAATAATACCAAACACAAATCCAGTTACATTAAGTATTCTTCCTAGAAGATATGACCCTAGTGTTGCTGTTTCTATTCTGTTTAAAAATGAGGATACTAATAAACAAACAACTATAGTTTCTAGCAATTCAAGGTACATAAGCAATGAATTAGCTTTAGATATAGATGCAACTAACTTTGCGGAAGGACAGAGATTCACTTTTGAAGTTCTTCAAGGTGTTAATATTGTTTTTAGAGGTAAGGCTTTTGTTACAACTCAAAATGATACTAATTACACTATAAATAACAATGAATTTGTTGTAAACACAGACACAGATTCTGACGAAATGAAAGTATATGAATAACAAGAAAAAGACTAAAGATGTAGGTGTGCGTTTTATTGAAATGGCAAACTACGAAAGACCACAGGTAATAGAATCGTTAAGTGATGACTATATATCTTATGGTACTGACAACAATTACTATGGTGACATTATTGAAAGATACTTAGGATCTCCTACCAATGCACGATGTGTTAATGGGATAAGTGATATGATTTACGGTAGAGGATTGGATGCTATTGATAGAAAGATAAATATAGAGTCTTATATTGAAATGAAAAAGCTTATAGATGAAGGGGAGCTTAGAAAGATAGTTGGAGACAGAAAGTTATTAGGTAGTGGATGTATTAAGGTTAATTACAATAAGGATAAATCTAAGGTTATTGCTATTAGGCATCATCCTATGGAAACTTTAAGAGCTGAAAAGACTAATAGTGGTGTTATAAAAGCATACTATTATCATCCAGATTGGAAGAATAAAAAAACAGGTGATAAGCCTAAAAGAATACCTACATTTGGTAATGGATCAAGTAAGGACACTACTGAGGTTTATATAGTTAGACCTTATGTATCTGGTTTCTATTATTACTCACCGTGTGATTATCAAGCTTCATTACAGTACAGTCAGTTAGAAGAAGAGGTATCTAACTATCATATATCGAATATACAAAACGGTCTTCAGCCTAGTTTATTAGTTAACTTTAATAATGGGGTCCCTAGTGAATCTATTCAACAAAAAATGGAGTCCAAGATTAAATCTAAGTTTGGTGGTTCATCTAATGGTGGGCGTTTCATTTTATCTTTTAATGAAGACAAAGAAACCGCTGCTTCTGTAGAACCAATACACTTACCAGATGCTCATGCTCAGTACCAATTCTTAGCTGACGAAAGTAGAGAGAAGATAATGTTAGGTCATGGTATTGTATCTCCAATCCTTTTAGGGATTAAAGATAATACAGGTTTTGGTAATAATGCTGAAGAGTTACGTACAGCTTCGATATTAATGGATAATATTGTTATTAGACCATTTCAAGAAAACATAATAGCTGGATTAAATAAGATACTTTCTTACAACAAGATATTCTTATCATTATACTTTGTTACATTGCAACCTATTGAGTTTGTTGAATTAGACAACATTGAAACGTCTGTAGTTAAAGAAGTAGAAAC